CAGGTGTGTACTATGGTTCGTTTACTCCTGATGCAACAGGAATTTGGTCAGTAATGGTAGATAGTGCAACAAAAGCAGGGCCACAAGAGTTTACGATTGCCGTTGGTAATTATGACTTAGATAGTTTGGGAACCGCTCTTGATGATGTTCAGACGAAAGTGACCGACTTGTCGGACCCTTCAAAAATAGTGTGATACCTGGAATTGTTACATTTAAGAAGAAAAATGGCAAAAAATAAAGAAAACAAAGATATGCTGGAACTCGGAAAGAAGCAACGAGCCGGTCAATTAATTTCCAGTTATCTTCGGGCTGTTGGAACTGAAATGACTGAACTTGCTGATGTGGCTGTTGGTCCTGATAGAGTTGAACATAGGATTGTATCTAAGGCTGAAGCATTGGCCAGAGATATGTTTGATAAAGCGTTGCGGCATGATGATGAAAAAATGCGATTGGAATATCGCAAGATTATACTTGATAGGATAGACGGACGAGCAGGAGATGTTTCATCTGAGGATAACAGAAATAGACGAGGAAACATTCCAGATAGAATATCAGAAATAAACAAAAAGAAGTTAAATGATATAGCTGAAAATAAATGAAGAAAATTTTATTGACACAAAATAAATTTGCATTAGTTGATGATGAAGCAGCTAAAAAATATTTTGGGGAATTTGCAAGATTGAATTTCTCAGAGGTTGTTGCTGCATGATTGGGAAGGGATTCAGTGTTGCTCCACATTTATCTGAACCATTTCCGAGCAACAGAAAATATTGGGTCTGTCCAAAAACTGGACTTAAAGTACCAAAGCGAGAGCAGGAACACATCGAGTGGCGGGAAAAACTTTTAAGAAAAGCAAGTAATGATTCTGTGCTTCAAAAGGATTTGTTAGCTGCTTGTAAAGAAAGTCTGCTTTTTTGGGTGAATGGTTTTGTTTGGACAAAACATGAATTTGAAACTGATCCCCATACTGGAAAACAAATACCAGCCACACAAACACATTGGCCGTTTAATACTTGGGAGATTCAAGATAAAGCATTTGATTGGTTGGAAGAACGTTTTTATCTTGGTGAAGATGGGTTGGTGCATAAATCCCGTGAAATGGGGGCAAGTTGGAAATGTGTCGGCTTTAACCATTGGCTTTGGCTATTTCGGCCTGATACTGAAATTCGTGAGATGTCAAGAGTTGAGCAGTTGGTGGACAGTCCGATTGCAAAATCTTTATTTTACAAACATGATTATATCAATCTTTGGTTACCTGATTGGATGCGACCACCTGGTGTTTTACAAAGAGGGAAAGGCAATAGAACAAAACTTAGAATTTTTAATGAATTGAACAATAGTACAATTGCTGGTGAAGCGACTGGCCAGCATGCGATGCGTGCTGACAGAGCAGCAATCATTTTACTTGATGAATTTGCGGCTGTTGATAATGGAAGCGAGATTAGAACATCAACCAGTTCTGTAACACCGTGTAGAATTGTCAATTCAACATCAATTGGTGCCGGAACTGAATATGCCCGATGGAAAAAATCAGGACAGATAAAAGTTTTTAGTTTGATGTTTTGGGATCACCCACAAAAAGGTGCTGGACGATTTGTTTTACAAGACCCTGTGACAAAAAATTATAGTATATCGTCACCCTGGTTTGAAAGAATGAAAAAGCGATGTACCGAGCGGGAACTTGCACAGGAAGTTTTGGGTGAAGATTTAGAGGCTGGTGATGTGTTCTTTGATTTGTCTTTAATTGATAAACATATTGCTTTGTTTGCAAGACAGCCAAAAGCCAGTTTTAATATTAAATTAAAGGATAAAATACCTAATGCAGAAGTCCCAAAGTTGCTTAGAAGGCGAGATACAAAAGCCTACGACATCAGAAAAGTCAAAGAAGGCAAACTTGATGTTTGGACTGAACTTGTTGACGGACGACCAGATCAGAGCAAAACTTATATTTTTGGGATTGATACAAGCAAAGGACAGGGAGCCACCGAGTCAGTTGTTGCGATTAAGTGCAAACAGACTGGAGAGATTGTTGCTAAGTGGAAATGCAAATATACGCCACCTTATGAGTTTGCCAGAGTGCTTATTGCCTTATGCCTTTGGTGCGGAGGAAGTAATCCACAACGATTGCCGTTTTTGAAGTGGGAAAATAATGGACCAGGTTGGGATTTAGGTCGGTTATTGGTACATGATTTCAACTATCCATATTATTATCGCTCTGAAACAATCGGCAAAGTGGGGGTAAAGAAAACAGATAAATATGGCTATCACATGAGTCGTGAGAGTAAAGAGTTATTGCTTCGGGCTTATGAACGTGCATTAAAACAAGGTAAGGTAATAAACCATGATGAACAGTCATTAGAACAAGCCAAATATTATGTCTATATGCCAGATGGGAGTATAGGACCTGCTGAATTAATTGATAAAAAAACAGCAGAAAAAATATTACATGGGGATCGTGTTATAGCAGACGCATTAGCAACAGAAGATAAAGATGTTCCATTAAAACCAAAATTTGAAGGTCCAGCACCACCATATAAATCATTCGAGTGGAGATATAAACGTTTTAAGCGAAGTAAAAACAAACCAAAAAGTTGGAGAAAAAGATTTAGTTTTGCCTGATAGAATAGAGGAGTGAGGAGTGAGCATAGAACTTACAGCAACCAAATTTAGCACCGCATTAAGAGAAGGCTTTGAACGATTGCGGCATTACCGACACGCCCGTGCTATGTATGTTAAAGATTATTGTGGACAATATTACAATAGTGTGCGTGGTGTCACTGGTGATATGCCAATTAATCTTATCTTTCTGGCATTACGAATTTTAATACCAAATCTTGTAATGAAGGAAGGTGTTAATAAAGTCACCACTGATGTTTTGGCACAGAAAGAATATGCCAGTTTGCTCGGCCTTGCACTTGATAAATCACAGAAACAACGTAAGTTGCGAAAACTTCTAAAAGCCAGTTGCGTAGATATGACATTTGGGATGGCTGCGGCTAAAACGTCTATTGCAGCCTCTGGTGAGTTGATACCATTGGGACAGGATGTCAATCTTGATCCTGGTCAAATTTACACCGATTTGGTTGATCTTGATGATTTGGTTTTTGACCCGCTTTGCAGAAGTTTAAATAAGGCAACTTTTATTGGTCATAATATTAGACTGCCAAGACAAGTTTTACTTGATACTGATGGGTGGGAATCTGATTTAATAAAGCGGTTGCCATCTGCTACTGCACAGCCACTTGACACTAAACGAGTTGAGCAAATTACCCAAGAAAATAACTCTGACACAATGGGTGATTTACAAGATTATGTAAATGTTGTGGAAACTTGGATTCCAGATGCAGAAGCCATTGTTTATACTCCAAATCCATATCAAACAAGTTTTGCTGATTTTTTGAAAATTGACGATTATTATGGTCCGGCAGAGGGGCCATATACTTTTGGCAGTTTGACACCACCTGTTCCAAACAACCCACTACCAATTGCACCTGTGGGTGTGTGGCGTGATTTGAATGATATGGCCAACAAGCTATTTAAGAAAATAATGGAACAGGCTGATCGGCAGAAAGATGTTTTGCTTTATAATCCAAATCTTGCTGATGTGGCTGATGCGATTAGAGAAGCGGTTGATGGTGAGAGTATTGCTTGTTCTGACCCTAAAGGGATTAATCTCGTATCTTATGGTGGTCAGAATCGAGACAATGAAGAAATGATAGGCCAACTTAGAATGTGGTTCAATGTTCTGGCTGGCAATCCTGAGCAGATGGGTGGGATTTCAGCTTCAAGTCAGTCTGAAACAGCAACTGAAATAACAGCATTACAATCTAATGCGGCTGTTGGTTTACAGGATATGCGAGATTCAACTTATGATTTTGCTGCTGATATTAGTAAAAAAGAAGCTTGGTATTTACATACTGACCCATTGATTAACTTACCACTAACTAAGCGAATGACAGGTGGGCGGGAAATTCAAATCTATTTGACGCCTGAACAGCGGCAAGGTGATTGGCAAGAGTTGAATTTTACAATTAAAAAGCGGTCAATGGTAATAATTGAGCCAAATTTAAGAGCAAAGCGAGTGCTTGAATTTCATACTAATGTAGTGCCCGCTGTAATTGCGGCTGCTTATCAGGCAATGCAAATGGGCATAGCATATAATGTGCCGAGAGCATTGATGCAAGCGGCAGAGGAGTTGGGCATTGAAGATATGGTTAGTGAGGTATTTGACGACCCGACATTTAGTAAGCGGATGCAATTATTTATGCAGATGGGGCCACAAGATGCAGGTAAAGGCAATATGCTAAACACAAAAGCGATTTCGCAAAATGGTGGATTTCCAATGCAACACAACATCCTGACACCTGGACAGGAATTTAATCAACAATCACAAGAGTTGGCTGGAATAGGTCAACAAGCATTTGGAGGAATATAATGCCAGAAGATGTTTATTTCAAAGGTATAAAACGAAAAAGTAATATAGACAGACTTAAAGATGCAGGATTAAGTGATAATGATTTGAAGGCACTTGGGTATAAACCAAAAAAGAAAAAAACAACTAAGAAGAAGATGGGAGTTATTAGTAGAGCAGCCAAAGGTTTAAAATCTGTTTTTGGTCCGGGCCACAGTCCGGCTGGTAGAAAATATCTGGCAGGAGAGGTGAAAAAATATGGCAAATGATGAAAAGAAAGAACAAACTGTTTTAGTAAGTTTTGAATCTGGTCATTATAAAAAAATAGTTGGTCAATGGAAAGGCGACAGTATTTGGACACATTGGATAAAACCAAATGGAAAGACTGTCCATATAAATAAGGATAAAGTTGAATATTATGAGGAATTATAAGTGAGGGGTTTATGCCTGAATACAAGTTTGCCTGTGATTGCGGACATAGACAATCAGTTATTTGGTCGATGAATAAATCAAAAAACATACTGTGTTGTCCTGAATGTGGCAATAGTATGTATCGGGAATATAATTTTAGTGTTGGTGGTGGCACATATAGCAAACCAATAGTTAGTGATAGTTTGGCTATTAGCCCTGAACAAATTCCCGAACATCGAAAACATTTTCCTGATGTAGAAGTGACACCGGAGGGGCAACCGGTTTTTGATAATTTTAAGAAGCATGAAGATTATTTGCAAAAAACAGGTTTTGTTAAAGAGCGACAGAAATTAAAACCCAAAGGTAAAAGAATTGGCAAAACGAAAAAAGTGTAAGTCCAAAGATGAATGGACTATTACTGATTGGGAAAAATGGCTGTGGCCGGTTTTTTCTCAATATATTCGTTTGCGGGATGCACTAATTACTACTGGCACTATTTGGAAATGTGCTTGTGTGACTTGTGGCAGGGTTTATCGCATTGGTAAGCAATTACAAGCGGGGCATTTTATACCCGGTAGAACAAGGGCAGTTTTGTTTGATGAGCGTGGTGTTCACGGGCAATGCTATCGCTGTAATAAGCATCTACAAGGTGCGTGGCCACCTTATTATAAATTTATGGTGAAAGTTTATGGTCAAGATGTGGTTGAAGAATTAATAAATTTGTATAACCAAGATATGGAATTAACACCAGAATGGTTTGAACAATCTTATGAATATTATTCGTGGGCTGTTGATTTTATGCGAGAGAATCAGCAGTTAGTTGAAAGTAACACCCCTGAAAAAGCAATGTGCAATGTGTAAAATTGCACCTTACCCTTTGAAAGCGGAGGATTAATATGAGTGGTTCCAATACCGGAACAATTATGAAATCGGATGGTGAAAAAGAATATGAATTTTCGATTTCAAAAGTAGAAGAAACGCTGGCAAAATTTGAACAGGAACATTCTATACCTGAGCCACCGGCAAAATTGGCAGATGATTCAAAGCCTACCCCGAAATCTGATGATGTTAAATCTGAACAAGAACAAGAGCAGGAATCGGCAGGTGATGAACACTCTACCCCGATAGAAAAAAGTGGCAGCGAGAGTGATCCAGAGAGTTCAAAACAAAAAGAAAAGCCAGCAATACCCGATAATTATTATCGGGCAGCAATACATCAGGGATGGAAACCTGAACAAATCAGCAAGTTGTATGAATCTGATCCGCAAGGAACTGTTGATTGGCTGAAGCAAATGCACGAAGCCACTAACAATCTGACGGGTCAATTTGCAGAACTTGGTAGGAAGTTTAGAGAGGTTGAGCAACAAAAAACGCAAGTTAAACAACAACCAGAATCTAAATCAGAGTTGGATGTTGAGAAGTTGCGTGAGAAGTATGAAGATGACCCTGTTGGCACTATGATTGAGATAATGAAATCTCAGAATCAAAAGCCGGCAGAGCAGCCGGCCCAACCGACTCAAACCAGTCACCAGGAAGAAGATGTAGCAGTTGCACAACAATTGCATATGTTTTTTACTGGTAAGGATTTAGAATTGTTTAAAGAGTTTTACGGCAATCCTGATGAGAAAAATCCTTATGACTGGTCAAAAACTACACCGGGTCAGGCTGCAAATCGTAAAGCCGTGATTAATGAAGCCGATGCAATTATTGCTGGTTATGAATTTCAAGGAAAGAGTATTTCTGTGGCCGAGGCATTAGAGAAAGCACATTTGAGGGTTTCAGCCCCGATTGCAGAAAAAGTTATTCGTGAGAAAATTTTATCTGAAGTTAAGAAACGTAGTAAAGGGATTACATTAAAGCCAAGTGATTCTAAAGGCAAAATCCCTGATACAAAAAGAGAGGAAAAATCGGAAACTAAAGCAATTCAGACAGCACAGGCGGGGCTGAATGAATTGAAGAAAAAAGGTTTATAAAAGGATTTTGGCTGGCTGACATTGCTATAGAGGAGAGGAGTAGTAAATGTCAGTAAAGAACAGTGACTTAGCTGATCTTATTGCCACTACTATAAACGATCTGCCGGAACAGTATTTTGAGGTAATGTGGGACAATCAAGACTATGAGTTTTGCCGCATTTATCAAAATGACCGAATGGTGATTGATGGTGGAAATCAGATTGAGCGGAAAGTTATGCTTGATGATTCGGGTCACGCCCGTTATCGCAGGGCATACGATGTTGACAGTCCCACTGTTGAAGATTACATGAAAACCATTAAGGTTGGTTGGTGTCGTCTTTCAACAGATTATTCGTGGGATGATTTTGAAATTTTACAGAACAAAAATTCGGCTAAAGGTTTTGTTAATTTGCTGAAAACACGCCGGATTGATGGGCTGTGGAGTCTTGCAGATTTAATTGAGGACAGGGCTTGGAAAACCCCAACAAATTCAACTGATGATTTATACCCGTATGGTGTGCCGTATTATTTGAACCTAATGGGTACTGGTACTATCACTGATGGATTTGTTGGTCAGACTATTGTTTATCAGGATGCTACAACTGGCACAACTTGTGCGAATATTGATGCCAGTTCGGAAAGTAAATGGCGTAATTATGCTGCACTTTATACGCAGATTGATAATGCCATGCTTAAAACTTTCCGTAAGGCTTTCTGGAAAACCAGATTCAAAGCCCCGTTGTTTGTGAATGATCCAGCACAAAAACGTAATGCACAGAAAAGAATCTACAGTAATATTGATGTTGTTGTGGATTTAATGGATTTAGCTGACGCCAAAGATGACAATCATCGTGGCAAGGATGTGTTGAGTAATCTGACTGTGGATGACGGTGGAATGGTTTATATCAATCGTCTGCCGGTAGTTCCAATACCACAGCTTGAGGGCTTTACACAGCCTGGTGACACAACGGAGGTGGACCCGATTTTCTGTGTTGATTTTAAGTATTTCATACCTTATATTCACGATGGATATTGGATGAAGGAAAGCGAGCCGATGTGGGATAGGGGTCAGCATACTACCTTTACGGTGTATCTTGATGGTGCCCATCAGAATCTTTGCACAAATCGTAGGCGTGTTGGTTTCGTA